TATTTTTAGTATTTTTAGTATTTTTAGTACCAAAAAGATTACTTAAAAATCCACTCATATATAAATTCTAAATATTTTAGTTATATAAAATATTTAAACGTTAATAAATTTATTTACGTTGCTTTTTACGGGAACGTCTGCGACTTCTGCGTCTGCGTTTTTGTTTCTGGTTTTGTTTTTGATTTTTTTGTTGTCTTTTGCGGGAACGTCTTCCACCACGTCTGCGTCTAGTTCTACGAGTGCGTCTAAATGATCTTGCCATTATATAGTATAAATAGAAAAAATAAAAATAGAATTTAAAAATTAATTATTCCTAAATTTTATTTAACGCAACTATTAATCTTTTCTGATACAATTACAACCTTTTTGAACACGAGGAATTAAAGTTAATTTAAAAAGCAATGAACCACCAATGTGACCAGCTTTTCCTGGTTTTGCACCAATACCGTATTGTTTACCGTCAATAGTAATTTTATCATTAGCGGTAGCACGTGCGCGTCTTAATCTTTTGTTAGATGGATTTACAGGCATATATACATTAGCTAAAGAAATTAATTATTAGAACGAATAATATTATTAAGACGAGACATTTTATCCAATTTAGCAATTGTTTTTTCTAAATTACCACTATTTAATCCAGTAAATAAGTAATCAGTATTAGGTTTAATTTCATTAATTTTAATTTGTTTGTAAATATTATTAATTTTATTTTTGACAGCTTCTATGGGTTCACTATTAGAAAATATAGGAATATTATTGTCAACTATTTCAGTTAGCAAGGAGATGGCAAAATAAATAATAAATTTTCTTTTTTTTTTAGAACCGGGAGAGTAACGAATAGAATATAATTCAGCTAAAGAATTTATAATTTTTTGTATACCTTGATTACGTTTGTAAGATTCATTAAGAATAACATCCCATACAATCCAAATGACATCGTTTTGAAATTTAGATAAAACATTAAAATCTCTTCTAGCACAACATATAGAATTTTTGTTTTTTTTTGCTAATGTTTCAAATCCCAATATCCATTCAAACCAATAATAAGCATCATTAGAATTTTTAACAGTATTTGTTATGTTATAACCTAATTCATTAATAGCTATAAATAATTCTTTTGGATCATTTTTTTTAAAAATAATATTAGCATAAGATACGGTAGTTGCTTTTAATTTAAAACTATTAGTAAAAGAAATATAATCATTTTCTTTAATTTTAGGACAGTCAAAAGAGGATTTTTTTTTAGATAAACAAATGATAGTAATAATTTCAGCGAATAATTTTCTAATTTTATCATTATTTCTTAAACTTAATTCATTTCCAATATAACCACCATTAAGTATATTTTTAAAATCAGTTAATCTTAATTCAATATAACAAGGTAATTTTGGATTTCCTAAATGTACATATTTACTAATAAATAAAAAAATGATATCCCATAAGTCAATAAAATGACCAGCACATATATATTCAGCACACCAATAACAGGATTCTTCAATTTTACCATTTAATAATGTATTTAATAATTCTTTTTTAGCAGAACTTTTTTTAAAATTAGAAAAAGTGATACCTTTAAAGTCTTTAATTAATCTTTTATCAGATATTTCATGATTCATTATTTAATATACAAAATTTCTATAAAAAAAATACCATTAATACATATAGTTAAATGAATTACTTAAATATGATAAAGAGATCTATAAAACAATTAATAAAAATTTTAAAAAAATCATCAATATGGTTTAAATTGATAATAATAATAATATTAGTGACACTATTAATGCACGTATTTAGAGATAATAGAAAAGTAGAAGGATTTAAACAAGGTAAAAAATTTGTTTTAAAAGAGAATTCAGAATTATATGATAAATTTTATTGTTCAATATATGACGAGTTAGTAAACGATCCAGTAAAGAATGAATATGAAATTACACAAATAGATAATATAACAAAAATAAATGAAAAAAGTAAAGTATTGGATATAGGAAGTGGAACGGGTCATCACGTAGGAGAATATACAAAAAAGGGAGTAGATATAGAAGGAATAGATAAATCGAGAGAAATGATAAAGAGAGCAAAGAAACAATATAAAAAAGGTAAGTTTAGAGTAGGGGACGTAATGTCAAGTATAACTTATCCACAAGGAACATTTACACACATTTTATGTTTATATTTTACAATATATGAAATCGAAAACAAATCAAAATTTTTTAAAAATGTATATGATTGGTTAAGACCAGGAGGAAAATTAATCTTACATTTAGTAAATAGAGACCAATTTGACACAATAGTTAATGCAGGAAATCCATTGGCAATGGTTTCTCCTCAAAAATATGCAAAAGAACGAATACAATCATCAGTAGTTAAATTTAACAATTTTACCTATAAAAATAAAATAGAAATATTAAATAATAAAAATATTGCTAAAATGGAAGAAACATTTATTGATGATAATAGTAAGAATGTAAGGAAAAATATACATACATTGTATAGTCCAACACAAAAAGAAATATTAAGAAAAGCAAAGAATGTAGGATTTATATTAAATGGAAAAATAGATATGGTTCATTGTCAATATGAATATCAATATTTATATATATTGAAAAAACCAGAATAATTTTATAATAGTTTAATATATAATGAATATTGTAACAGAAGCACCAATACCTGGAATGTCTACACCAAATATAGTAAAAGAGAATATATCAAATAGCAGTGATATGTGGTATTATATAAAAATATTCGGAATGTTATTAATAATAATATTATTAGGTATAAATGTATATTTATATGCAACAGAAGGTACAACATTAATAACTAAATTTATGGAATCAGGAGTAGTAAATACAACAAATAATGCAGAAGTAGGACTTAAAAAAGTAGATAAAGAATTAGAAGAATTAGCAAAAACTAAATTGGAAAAAACTTTAGAAAAAGCAAATGAACCAAATTTAAATAAAATGAAATATAAACATACAGTGGAATTGCAAAAAATTATGGAAAAAAGACAAGATGATTTGGAACAATATGAAAGAGATGTAGAATATGAAGGAAAAAAAGAAGAAGAAAATGTAGTAGAAGAAGAAGAAAGTGATTTACTAAAACCAACATCAAAAAAAGTTATAAAAGAAACAGAAAGGGAAAAAAGAGAAGAAAGAAAACGATTAAAAAAATCAATAAATGAAAAACAAAAAGAGCAGGATGAGGAAAGAAGTAAAACACATTATGTTCCATCCCCTGATTTATCATCGGATAGTGATATACAAGTAGCAAGAAAGAAAGGATATTGTTATATAGGTTCTTATAAAGGCAAAAGAACTTGTATACCAGTAGAAAGGGGAACAGAATGTATGTCAGGTGATATATTTCCATCGATGGATGTATGTATAAATGAAAATTTACGACGTTAAATTATATTAATAAATATTTTATAATTAATATAATTTTTAACTATCTTTAAAATACCATCTCATTGATAAGTAAGGTGGGAAACCATCTTGTTGGTCTTGAGCTTTAAGATTAGGTCCACTTCTATTTACATCCATTATTTCAGGAGAAGATAAAGCATAATTCCAATAACGTAGTGATGATATGAATCCATCGTAACCATCATATTTGTTGATATGAATATCTTCATAGTTTTGTTTAACAGGAGAAGACAATCTATGTCTTACCGCGACGTTACCATTAATGAATACATCTAGATTAAGATTTTTTACTCTAATAATAACATTGAACCATTTATTCATAGGTATATTGGATACTGTTACGTGTTCAATTAATTTGTTAAATGTATTGCAATATATGTGTAATGCATTGTTATTTTCATCAATAAATAATCCGGGAGCCATATTAGGATATGGTAAATTATTTGTTTCACTAAATTCAAAACCATTTACAGTGTTGCTATTTTTGAAAGAACTAGAACCTTTATGAAATACGTGTCTTTTCTTTGAGCCTGAACCGGTATTAATACGTTCAATCATCATCCACAAACTATATGTGAATGTTATACCATCTCTTTGATTTTTTGAACGCTCTAAAGGAATAGAATCACGGTCTCGAGGATCTTGAGAAATAGTTAATCCTTTTTTTGCACTTTTTAAACCTGGTAATAGGAAAGGAGTTTTTGATGGAGTAAATAACCAATTAGCTATTTGTATACCAATACGTAACAGAAAAACAAATAACAATACAATTAATATTAAAAATACAACTTTTGCTACTAATGAATTGGAATATAAAAAGTTAGTAGCACCTGATACTAATCTATTATTCCTAAACTTTGCAAATCCTTGTGCTACTGATTTTTGTGCGTTTCCTATTCCAGATCCCATTGCTACTGCTGATGCTGATGGAGGCGTTGGTGTAGACATTATATATATATTAATATATAGATATAATTTACTAATTGATATAATTTACTAATTAATAATTTATATTTGTAAAGCGGCTACTTCGGCATCATCCTTCAAGAAAGCAAATTTAAGATTAAATTTACTCAATGCACTACCACCCCAACTGTCACTAAATCCTTGTCTATATAATTCATATGCTTCGCGTGGAGGAACACTTCGTGCATAAAATCTAAATTTACTAACAAATCCAGAGAATCCACTATTAGGGTCATTGTCTGATTCCTTTGGAGATAAAAATAGTGAATTATCTTTTAATCCAGTGATAAAAGGAACACCTGGCATTAAACAGGTTTTTACTAATTTACCATCTAAATAAACATCAATAGTTTTATCCATTAAAGTAATAACTACGTGAGTCCATTTTTGAATAGGAACATTTTTAATATTACAAGGATGTTCTACGGATTTACTAGATGGATCAGTAGCACTTAACGTAATTTCTAAATCATTAGAAGCAGGACCAAAAGCTACTCTAGGCATAGGTGTTTTTTGAGTTGTTCCAGCACTTCTTTCAAATATGATTTTCTTTTTACCATAATTATAACTCCAACTATTAACATAAAACCAAAATGAATATGTAAAGTCATTAGTTCCTGCACCAGCTGGTAATTTATCAGCTGGAAATTCTCTCATTTGTTTACCGTTATGCATTGAAGTCAAATCTGCTACACTGTTATCCGCAAAAAAATGTTGATAGAATAAATATAATAGTATTACAACAACAATTATAGTTAATATGTTTTTCATATCCATAATATAATATACAGTTAGAAATTTTCCAAACTAATATTATTAAATTATTTAAAAAAACTATCTAAATCAAAAACAACAGGAGGTTCTTTATCTTTTAAATTATCATATAAAGTTTTTATTTTTGTTTTTGATACATGTGTTGAAAAGTAAACTATATTACATATACCAGAATCTAATCCATTTTCTTCTCCAACAATAACAGAATCATTACCTAAAAATACATTATTTCTAAAATCTAAATTATATGATGCGTTTAATTTTCCGTTCATAAATATATCTAAAACACCATTATTACAATTTATTACTAAATTATTCCATCGTTGTAATTTAATATTTTTTATAACACCTAACATATATTGTTTTGAACCATTTAAAATTTCAACCTGACCAGCATCATTTAATTTTTCCCCAATACCTAAAGTTATTGCTAATTTTCTTTTAATAGGATTAAAATATATTCCAGGTTTATTTCCATATGAAATTATTCTATAATATTTATCTATTGCACTTTCTGGAGGTATACTGTGAAAAAAAGCCCAAAAGGATAAAGCGTAATCTAAATTACCTCCTCCAACTTCATCTTTATATAACGGACTTGGTAATGCACCATTACTATAAATATCTTTATATGTTGATATTAATTGTTTATGTTTTGTGTTAGTAGGTTGCATACGTAATACTTTTGTCATAGCAAATCCATCGTTATTTAATTTTTCTTTTTCTATTTGTATCAATCTTTGTTCATGTTCTTTAATTTTTGTTTGTAAACGTAAAATACGATTTGCTGCGCCCATTTTTTCTACTGATTTACTCTGATCGTCTTCACTAACATATTTCCAGTGTGTTAATAAATCACTATTATCTCCAGGAGCTGTGCCAAAATTAATTCTAAAAAAGTTAACAAAATTTGAATTACAACCAACTTTACCATCTACTGTTTGAATTTCTGTTATCTTATCGGCGTTTTTATTCTTATACCATTTTTTATTTAATAATTTATCCCAAAATTTTGAACCAGTAGTTAACCAATTTTTTTTAAATAATCCATATCTTTTTAATTCTTTAATTTGTTTACGTGTTTGTATTATATCTTGTTGAATAGCGACTTTTTCTGTTTCTAAATTTGCTTTTAGAATATCAATATTAGTATTTGGATGATTTTTATATAAATAATTAGTTATTAAAGGTCCAGAAATAAATAGTAATATAACTATCATTTCAACGGTAAATATAGTATAAGCTATTTTTGGTGTTGTTTTCAATTCATTATATATATTATTTACTATATCTAAAAAGAAGCAAGGTATTAAGAATAAAACGTGATATAATAATTTAAATATAGGAGATTTTAATAATTTATCTAATATAGGTTTACCAGCAGTTCTCAAATATAAATATAGTATTATACCTAAAACAGTTCCAGTTATAAACATTATAATATATGGAACATATCTAGCACCAGTGTTAGTTGTTGAAAATAGAATAACAAAGAATAATATAGCAGAAAATAAACCGATACCAGATAACATAAATAAATAATTTTTCATTTCGGATAATAACCATCCTGTTTGTGAGGTAAAAGTAGCAGCTTTATCTATTCCTGGAAAAGTAGATGTTCCTTTTGCGTGATTAGATGGATTTTTTGACCACATAATAACAGCAAGAACAAGGGCAGCTAAAACAATAATACCAAATAAAACGGCAATTATTTTATTAAAAGTTGTATTAGCTTTATAACTACTAGGATTTATAAAAGCACCGAATTGTTTTGAATAAAAGACAATTATAGTAATTAATAGAATGAAAAATAATAGTATAATAATTGTCCACAAATGTGGTCCATTAGGATTAAATCCTTTAAGAATAGTAGGAGTAAATAAAAATCCAACACCACCTAATAAAATGATATTTAAAAGAGCATCAATGATAGGAGTTAAAAAGGTGGGTAAGAAATTGAAGATTTTTTTATTATCATCATGAAAATTTAAAAAATTAGTTATACCTTCGCTATTTAATATTGATAGTATTAAACCTAATCCCGCGCCAATACCACCGCCAATAAGATTTTGTTTATTGAATTTAAATCTTTCTTTTAATGTTTGTAAAAAGTTTAAGAATGCATTATTGGCGTTATTTGCGCGATTTCTCATATTATTACCAATATTAGATGTATATTTTTTGAAATTGTCATTATCTTTATTTCTAACATAGGTAATGATGCCAGATAATACAATTAAACCAATTCCTATACCGAATACTGTATTTATAAGTGTAGATATATCTTTTGGAGCATTCATTTATATTAAATTTATATAATATAATTATAAATTTAATTATAATTTATTAACAAAAGTTTTCTTTTTATGACAATCAGTACAACAAGCTACTAAATTATCTACGTGATTAGTTCCACCGTGTTGTAATTCTACTTTATGATCGACTTCATATGTATAATCTAATTGTTTACTACAATAACCGCATTTCCAACCTTGCATACTAGCAACATATTTTTTTTTACTACCACTAACAGAACGATTGTTAGCTACCCTACCAGAACCCATCATACGTTTTAATTGTGGACTATCAGTTACAGTGGATTGTGGTATACTATTATTAATATTATTATTAAAATTAGTGAAATCAAGGAAAGGTGTAAATAATTCTTTACTATTACTATCAATAGGCATATATTTTACTAAATCACTAACGTTAGCTAACATACCTTTAGATTCATTAGGATGTTTGCGAATAAACATATATAATGATAATCCTAGAAAAGCATACATAATCATTCTATAGTATTTTTTACCAGAAATTAACCATTGTGTATATTTGCCATCGTGATATGTATCAAATACAAGAAATATAGTAATAATAAATATCCATTTGTCAATACCCATATAAATAAAAATAATATTAAATTTTTTTTTTTCTAGTATTTTTTCTTCTCTTTCTACTTTTTCTTCTTCTTCTAGTTTTTCTTTTTTTACCAGCTTTTTTAATTAATTTTTTATTTTTAGAATCAATATTTTTACAATTAGATACATATTCTTTTAATTCATTAATATTCATTTTAAAAAAATGTTTTTTTGGTTTATATAAAATATTTAATTGAATCATTATGTTTATTTATTATACATAAAATAAGCGAATAAAATGAATGCAATAGCAATACCAAATTTAATATATTTATCTCTCAATTTAGTATTTTCTGCATTAATTTCATCTTTGGTTTTATATTCATTATAATATTTTTCTAAACTTTCAAAAAAAGTTTCTTCGGGTAGTTCTAATTTAATATAAATTTTATTAAATATGAATTGTACCCATTTAGTGAAACTCATTCTAGAATCTAAATAAGGAGTAACAGGATATTTATTTAGTATATTTATAAAATATTTACCAATAGGATTTATAGGGATAAATACAGGTAAATTACTAATAAAATCATAATATTTTTTTTTAGATACAGAATTTGGATTAACAGGATATAATACAGCCATAGTCATAAGTGTAAATTTTAAATGCGGTAACCAAATGTATGGATTTAATTTCATAATCACTTTTATTATAATGAATATAAAAACAAATTAATATTTTAACATAAATGAAATCATATCAATTTTGTAATAATTGTGGAAAAAATGGACATTTATATCATTGTTGTAAAAAACCAATAACTAGTTCAGGAATAATAGGATTTAAGAAAGACAAACAAAATAAATTTAAATATTTAATGATTTGTAGAAAAGATAGTTTAGGTTATGTAGATTTTATAAGAGGTAAATATCCATTATATAATAAAAGATATATACAAAATATTATTAATGAAATGACTATAGATGAGAAATCAAAATTATTAAGATTAAGTTTCAAAGAATTATGGAAAGATTTATGGGGAGAATTTAATTCAATTCAATATAATCAAGAAGAAAAAACATCATTAAATAAATTTAAATTAATAAAAGAAGGTATTAGATTTAATATAAATGATGATTCTTATAATTTAAAATCACTAATAGAAGCAAGCACTACAAATTGGACAACACCGGAATGGGGATTTCCAAAAGGAAGAAGAAATTATTTGGAAAATGATTTAAGTTGTGGAATTAGAGAATTCAAAGAAGAGACAGGGTTATATGAAAAAAATATAAAAATAATAAAAAATGTAATTCCGTATGATGAAATATTTATGGGTTCAAATTATAAATCATATAAACATAAATATTATTTAGCTTATATTAATGATTATGATGTAGATATGAAAAAGTTTCAAAAAAGTGAAGTAAGTAATATGAAATGGTGTTATCTAGAAGAAGTATTATCTATAATAAGACCATATAATTTAGAAAAGAGAGAGATAATAATTAAAATAGATAAAATTTTACATAAATATAGTTTAATCTCATAATATATTAATAATGTCTGTAAAAGAGAAGAAGAAAAAGAATAGTAAATCAAAAGATAAATGTAAAACATTAATATTAGCAATGAAAGAATATTTAAAAAAAAATACATATCCAAATAATACAAATGTTGTAGTGAATAATTATAAAAAATGTATAGAAGAAGAGAATATAAAAAATATAGAAAAGAATAAAGATATTGATAAATATAATTTATATCCTTTATTAGAAGATAAAAATTTTAATAGTAAATTGATGAAAAGAAAAGAATATGAAAATATGGTATATAATACACCTGATTTAGATAGACCAATAAAAAAGGTTACTGATGAAATATGTAATAAGAGAGTATTTGAATTAAATACACATCAAACATTTGTTCAAAATTTTATGTCATCACAAACGCCATATAATAGTTTATTATTATTTCACGGATTAGGAACAGGTAAAACGTGTTCAGCGATAGCAACTTGTGAAGAATATCGAGAATATTTAAAACAAGACAAAATGAAAAAAATAATGATAGTTGCAAAACCAAATATATTAGAAAATTTTAAATTGCAATTATTTCCCAAATCAAAATTAAAAAAAACATTAGGTATTTGGAGTATAAATCAATCTTGTATAGGAAATAAATTAATAAAAGAAGTAAATCCACATAATATAAAAAATTTACCAAAAAGTAAAATAGTGAAGGGAGTAGAAAAGATAATAAAAAATTCTTATGAATTTATGGGATATGTACAATTTTCAAATTATATTACCAAAGTGATGAATAAATATAAAACAGAAGGCGTAGATAAAGAACAATTTGAAAAATCAGTATATTTAATAAAAAAAATGTTTTCAAATAGAATGTTGGTAATAGATGAAGTTCATAATATTAGAGATTTAAAACCATTAAAAGGTGAGAAAAAAAAATTTTCAAAATCAACTACAGATTCATTTTTAAAATTGGTATCTTATTCAGATAATATGAAATTATTATTATTAACAGCGACACCAATGTTTGATGATTATAAAGAAATAATATGGTTATTAAATTTAATGAATATAAATGATAATAGATTTATGATACAAGAATCAGATATATTTAATAAAAAAGGTGAATTTAAAAAAGGTGGTAAAGAATTACTAATACAAAAAATGACAGGATATATAAGTTTTGTTAAGGGAGAAGACCCATATTATTTTCCATTTAGAATATATCCAAAGGATATTAAATCATTAGAAGATAATTCATTACAATATTTATTAAATAATAAAAAAATGAAATATCCAAAAAATATAATTAATAAAAATGAAGGAAATGGTAAAATTAATTATTTAGATATATATTTAAATGATATTGGTAGTGAACAAGATAAATGTTATAAAAAATATATAGAATATAATAAAAAAAACTCATTTGGAATAGCAGAAATGGATTCTGCCAAACAAATATTAAATATGTCTTATCCTATAGACGAAGAAATAAATAAAAAAAATATACAAAAAATGTATGGTAAAGTAGGTTTAATAGGAACAAAAGCAAATAAATATACAGAAGGTATAATGTTTCCAAAAAAAAATGAGAATGGTTTATTACAATTTGAATATAATAAAGAAAGAAGACAATATATGAATGTTTTTGAAAAACCGGAATTAAAAAAATATAGTGGAAAAATAAACAGTATAATAGATTTAATAAATGAATCAGAAGGAATAACATTGATATACTCACAATATATTTACGGAGGATGTGTTCCATTAGCGTTAGCATTAGAACACGAAGGTTATTTAAGATATAAAGGTAAAGATACAAAAGGGCAAAATTTATTTAAGAAAGCAAGAGTAAATAGAGAAAATATAAAAGGCAGGTATATAATGATAACAGGAGATATTAATTTTTCACCAAAAGGGAATAATGCAGCAGAATTAGTTGCTTGTAATGGTCCAGGTAATCAAAATGGTGAAAAAATTAAAGTAGTTATTATATCATCAGCTGGTTCTGAAGGATTAGATTTTAAAAATATAAGAAATGTTCATATATTAGAACCTTGGTATAATTTATATAGACAAGCACAGGTAGAAGGAAGAGCTATACGAAATTTAAGTCATTGTTCATTAAAATTTGAAAAAAGAAATACCACAATATTTTTACACGGAACTAATTTAAATAGAGATGAAGAACCAATTGACTTACATATTTATAAAGTAGCAGAAAAAAAAGCAAAAAAAATAGGAGAAATTGCAAATATATTAAAAGAAAATGCAGTTGATTGTTTATTAAATAAAAATAAATTGTTATTGACAAAAAAGAAATTAAATAAAAAAGAAAATATAACAGTTTCATATGGACCAAATGAAACGGTAGAAAATTTTGAAATAGGATATAGTGATAATAGTTTAATATGTGGATTTATGGATTGTAACTATAAATGTAAACCAAAAAATAATATAGATAATGATACAATTATATCAACATATAATGATAATGTATTTAATTTAAGTATTGGAAAAATATTACAAAGAATAAGAATGTTATTTAAAGAAAATTATATATACGATAAGGAAACATTAATTAATAATATAAAAAAAAATAGAAAATATGATAATATACAAATAAATCAGGCATTAAATATTTTAATAGAAGATAAAAGAGAATTTATAGAAGATATGCTAGGAAGACAAGGGTATTTACATAATATAGGAGATTTATACTTATTTAAACCAATTGATCTAGATGATGGCAATAATAGTATATATAATATTAAAAATCCATTATCTTTTAAAAATAAGAAAATAACATTTGAATTAGATAATAATGTTAGATTAAAGTTAAAAGATGATTTACAATTTGCAACATATAATGAAGTAAAAAATAAATATGATACATTGACAAAAATAAATACAGAGTGGAAAATAGAAAAAAATCAATTAAAAAATTGGGAAAAATATTATTCAATAATAGTGCAACAATATTCACGCAAAGATAATGGATACAATATAGATATAAATAAGTTAAAACAATATGGGTTTGATCATATAATGGATATGTTATCTTTTAATGAAAAAATTACTTTTTTAAATGAACTATCAAAAACAGATAATGATGAATTAAAAGAAAGAACAAAAAATTATTTAAATAAAAGTATTATAAAACACAGTAATAAAAAATATGTTATTATAAAGAAAGGAGATTCAAATCTATCAGATGAAAATATACCAATATATATATTAAATGATGACTTATCATTATCTCCAACAAAAAAAGGAACTCAGCAATTAATTAAAAAATCATTTATGTCAAAATGGAAATTTAATAAATCTTGGGATAATAGTATAGAAATGGATATACCTATAGGTTATATAGGTTTAAAAAGAAATAGAGAATATTTTAAAATAAAAAAAATGGATAAAAAAATATATAAAAAGGGTCAAACGTGTGAACAAGGTTTTAAAAAAAATGAATTAATTGATATATTGAAAAAATTATTAAAAGTAAATAATTATCCTTGGATAAATGGTTTTAAAGGAACAAGTAAAAAACATACTCATGTTTTATATAAAAAAAAAGATAAATCAACTATTATAAAAACAGGTACTAGTAAATCATTATGGAGTTTAAAAAATAAGTTAGATGGTGGTAAATTATATGAACAACAAGATAATCAAAATAAATATTATAATGATTATAATAAAAATGAATATATAAAAGAAAGTAATATAGAAGACAATGATTATATAATACAAAGTTTAATGAGATGGCCTATACAAGATATGATAGCTTGTACAGCTATAGAATTATTATTAAGACATTATGATGATATAAAAAAAAATAATAAAAGATGGTTTTTTTCATCATTAGAAAATAAATTGTATAATATAGAAATGTTACCGAAATTTAAAAAATTATCAAATTTAAATAAACAATTTTTAAATATATCAGATAAATAAAATTGAATATATATTAAAAATAATATTTATAATTAATATATGTCAAAGAAAAATAATAATAATGTTTATATAAGTAATGTATTAACTAGAAAAGTAAAATTACCATTTAATGTATTGGGAAATAATATAGAAACTAATATATTAGAGCAATTAAATAATAATTTATCAGGTAAATGTGTTTGTGAAGGTTATATAAAAAAAAATTCTATTAAAATAATATCATATTCAGCAGGTAAAATACAAGATAAATATATAATATTTGATGTATCATTTAATTGTGAATTATGTAGACCAGTAGAAGGCATGGAGATGTGTTGTATTATAAAGAATAAAACAAGGGCGGGATTTAGAGCAGCGTATTATAATAAAAAAGGAAAAAAGGAAGAATTAGATAATCCAGTGACAATATTTATAGCACGGGATCATCATATAAAACCAAGAAAAAATAAATTAGATGATAAAAATGATATATTTAAAAATACAGAAATAGGTGATATAATATATATAAGAGTCATAGGTATACGTTATCAATTAAATGACGATACAATTTCATTATTAGGAGAATATCTTAAAAATACCTGTGAAAAACAAAAAATAACGGTTCAAAAATCAAAAAAAAAATAACTTAAATATAAAAAAACTTTTTTTATAATGAATAATAATATAGCAGTAGCAAAAAATTTAAAAACAGTAATAGAAAATATGGATCCGATACATCATGAAAAGGTGTTAATCATAATGAATAATCATAATGTTCATATATCAGAAAATCGTAATGGTTGTTTTATTAATATAACTAATATGTCAGATGAACTAATTAATGAATTGAACACTTTTATTAATTACATTAATAAACAAGAAAAGAATTTATTAGATATAGAAAACATCAAAGATGAATTCAAAAAAAATTTTTATAATAAAAAAAAAGATGTTAAAGAGAAATCTGAATTATTATTAAATGATTAACATTAGTGATTTATCTCAATATACATTATCAAATAAAAATATGCTTAATATTATTAATAGTATACCAAATATTATTAATAAGAAAAAAAAAGAAACAGCATATTTGAAAAAAGAAAAGAAAGAAGAGAAGAAGAATATGGATTGGTTTTATCCTGACAAAAATTATAATGATTCTTTATTTTGGTGTTGGAATATATTTATAAATAATAATTTACAAGAATATATTTTTTCAAATAATAATCAATTTCAAGTAGAAAAAGATAATAAAATAAATTATGTATCATTAATTAGAAATAATAAACAAAAATTAAAGGAATTGAAAATAAAAAGAAATAATGTAGAAAATAACCTTGTTAATGATGTAAAACTTGATTTAAATACAGTATATTCTTTATGTATTATACATAATTATAATTTTATTTATATAGATGATTATATATATTTTAATAAAATAGTTGATGTTAATAAAAGATATTGTGTTATAAAAAAAATAAAAGATAATTATGGTATATATTTAAATGATTCAATAGAAGGTATAGTAGAATTAAAAAATAAATTAATAGTGGTAGATAATATAGATAAACCATTAAAATCAATAACCAATTATAAAAGAGAACAGTTAATTAATATGTGTAAAGTATTAAATATAGTATATGAAATAGAAGGTCAAAAAAAATTTACAAAGAAAAAATTATATTCTTTAATTCAAGAAAAAATAAATTGAATATATATTAAATATAATATTTGTAATTAATATATGTCCGATAAATCGGTTACTAAAAAAGAAAACAACAATAAAGATATAAAAAAATTAAATAAATGGAAAAATACATCTAGTAGTGAATTGTTTAAATATTATGTTGATTATTATAATAATTATGACCAAGATAAAAAGAATAGTGAATTTGAAATAAGGTTTGGAACAAAACGCTATAATCCTATTACAAAAAAACAATTTGATGATACTATAAATAAATTAAAAAATTGTGGATTTAGTGTAATAAATAAAAGAGGTGATTATAGATTAACAATTGCTTATCAATATTATGATCAAAGACATGAGTCCTGGTCTGATTCCAATACTAGAGTTGAAATAAATGGATTTGATAATATACAAAAATATTGCAAATCTAATAATATAAATTTTGATGATATACCATCGTATGTAAAATTTACTACAAAACATAAAAAAAAATATAATTTTGATAGTATGGAAAAAATGAATGCACACAGATTATATAAATCAAAAATAGAAGATGGTGAATATCCTGATATATTTCATAAATTAGATATAAATGATTATGAAATTAGAATTAATTATAGAACAGAAAAAAATACAATATATGGTAAGGGAAGACAAGGTATGAGAGTTAAAACAGATATGAATTCTTGGACAGATAAATTAAAAACATACAGATATATTAAACGCTTTACATTTATAAAGGAAGATTATCCTATTAAATTTGATTTTAGTATAGTAAAATCATCAAGAGTAGAGAGAAATGAAAGAGGTTTTTATAGTATGGTTCCTACAAAGAATATTCAAGATTCTAATGTCTTTAATAATATTGAAGCATATGAGATAGAATTAGAAGTAAGAAATAATGTAGTAGATAAATATTATAATAAATATAATAAAATTTTACCTAATATTATAAAAAAAGGTATACAATATGTTTTATCTGGATTACAAAATAGTAATTATCCTATAAAATATTCATTAGAAACAGATATTTTAAAAGAATATTTAAAATTAACGAATCAGATTAATAAAACTGAAAAAAAGGAACTAAAAAAATCACAATTACAAGATAAAAAAAATTTTATTGGATATAATAGTGTTAGTTTAGAATTAGAGAATGTTATTCCTGAATATAAAAATGAAGTACCTAATATTAATACACCATATACAGTAACAGAAAAAGCAGATGGAGAAAGAAGATTGTTATATATTTATAAAGATGGAAATATATATTTAATAGATAATAATATGAATGTAACATTTACTGGTTGTAATGTAGGTAGAAGTGGAAAAGAAACATTAATTAATACTATATTAGATGGAGAATTGGTAACACATAATATAAATGGGGAATATAAACCAATATATTTGGCTTTTGATATATATTTTTGGCATGGAGAAGATTATAGAGGTTATCCTTTTATGAATATAAGTTCATTAAAATATAAAGATAGTAAAAGTGATCCTATTGATCGTGACAAATTTAGAAAAGATACATTATCAGCAATATGTAAATCATTAGAAATATATAATCAATCTATTAATAAAAAAAAAGATGATGATTTACCACCACTCTATATTAAAATGAAAGAATTTGAAGATAATATTACTAATAAAGATATATTTGAAGCTAGTAGTAAAATATTAAATAAAATTGATAATGATATGTTTCCTTATGATGTAGATGGTTTAATATATACTCCTATTGATAAAAGTGTAGGTAGTGATATTATTGGCGAACACTCTAAACAAAAAACTTGGGACTATTCATTTAAATGGAAACCATCTCATTATAATACAATAGACTTTCTAGTTACAACACATAAAAAAAATAACAAAGATGATATTGTAAAATATAAATATAATAAAGGAATTGATACAAAAAGTGTTTCTAATGTAGTCCAATATAAAACAGTTGATTTAAGAGTAGGATTTTCACAAAAGAGACATGGATTCTTAAATCCTTGTCATAATTTATTAGAAGATATTATACCTAATGCTAATAATTGGAGAGAACAACAAAAATACTTACCTGTAAAATTTTATCCTACATCACCTTCTTATACCTGGAATGTACATGAATGTAATATTCCATTAACTCAAATAGGTAATAGTTTATATATGATGGCTGAAGAAGATGAAGAGATATTTGAAGATGGTTGTGTTGTTGAATTTAAATTTGATATGACAAAAGATAATCATTGGCAATTTATTCCTATTCGTGTAAGACACGATAAAACATATGCATATAAAACAGGAAAAAATAAAGGTGGTGGAAATGATTATAAAACTGCTAATAGTGTTTGGAGATCGATACATAATCCAATTACTGACAAAATGCTACAGAATCCAAAAGAATTACCAAATATACAAGATTTATATAATGATGTTTATTATAAACGTAATAATAATAAAACTACTACACAGGCACTACGTAATTTTCACAATAAATATGTTAAGTTTATGCTAATTACTAAAATGTCAAAAGAAAGAGATAAACTATTAGATATGTCTGTAGGTAAAGCAGGTGATTTATATAAATGGCAAGTAGCTAAATTACAATTGGTTGTTGGATTAGATGTTAGTTCTGATAATATTACTAATCAATTTGATGGTGCTTGCTCACGATACATAAAAGCTAGACAAAAAAAAATGTATGTTCCTAGATGTATATTTCTAGTTGCAAATAGTGCTTTTAATATTAAAAACGGTGATGCATTTATAAATAGTCAAGGTTTGACCGATGAAAGTTCTATTAAATATATGAATGCATTATATGGCGAAGGTTTATCCAAAGATTCTAAAGAACTACCAAAAGCTTTAAAACACGATAATGTATATGGTGCTGTTAATATAAAAAATGGAGAAGGTGGGTTTGATATCATATCTAATCAATTTTCATCTCATTATTTCTTTAAAAATATTCAATATTTAACTGGTTTTGTTAGAAATATTTCTGAAAATTGTAAATTAAATGGATATTTTATAGGAACTTGTTATGATGGTAATAGAATATTTAAATTATTAGATAATATTAATAAAGATAGTAGCTATATAATGAAAAATGATAATAATGAAGTAATTAATAGTATAACTAAATTATATGATAATAATATTGAAAAATTAGAAAATAATAGCTCTTGTTTAGGATTAAAAATCGATGTATATCAAGAATCTATTAATAAAACAATAACTGAATATCTTGTTAATTTCGAATATTTTACTAATGTTTTACAACAATATGGATTTGAACTATGTCCAAAAAAAGATATTCATCATATGGGTATTGATAAACCCATAGATTCTTTTAAAGTTTTATATGAAAAAATGGAAGATGATATAAATCAAGTTCCACCAAAATTTAATAAAAAAAATATTGGAGATGCGTTATTAATGAGTGATCAAGAAAAAAAATTATCCTTTCTTAATAATTATTTCATATTTAAAAAAATTAGAAAGGTAAATGAAGAACAAATTACAAAGTTATTATGTGATGATAATTGTGAATTAAATAATAAAGATAAACAATCATTAAATGATAAATTAAAAGAATATGAAAAACAACAAAGAAAAAAAATAAGAGATGTTATTAAATATAGAAAAAAAATAGTATTACAATCTAATTAATAAAAAAATAATATTAAATAGTTTAATATTATTAATATAAATGCTATATTTTTTATTACATCAAATAAATCAAGATATTAATCCTAATGATATTAAATTAACTATGGATACCATACAAAATGAGTCAAATAAATTTGTAAGTAAATCTATATCTAATTATTTAGATAATACAAAAAAATTAATTGATAATTATTTGTCACAATGGGATAATATGAAAAAATATACTAATCCATATGAATTCATACATACTAATATTCCTCATAATAATTTTAGTATTTCAAAATTAAAACCAATATCTAGGGCTTTTTTTAAATTAATTGAAATATATCAGACGTTTAAAAGTATTCCTATTTTTGTAAATGAATCTATTAAAACATATCATTTGGCAGAGGGACCAGGTGGATTTATTGAAGCTACTGCTTATATACGTAATAATGAAAATGACAAATATTATGGTATTACATTAATAGACAAATCTAATAAAAATATTCCAGGATGGAAAAAAAGTGAAAAATTTTTAAATAAGAATAAAAATGTGATAATTGAAAAAGGTTTATCTAAAGATGGAAATTTATTCAACCCTGAAAATTTTTTAGATTGTTATAAAAATCACGCCAATTCTATGGATATTATTACTGGTGATGGTGGATTTGATTTTTCTACATCATATAATAATCAAGAAAAAATGGCTGTTAGATTATTATTTACTCAAATGATTTATGCTGTATCATTACAAAAAAAAGGCGGTAGTTTTATATTAAAAATATTCGATATGTTTTTAAAACCTACTGTTGAAATCATTTATATGTTATCTTGCTTTTATACTAATGTTTATATTACTAAACCAAATACTAGTAGATATGCAAATTCTGAAAAATATATTGTATGTACTGATTTTTTATTTGATAACACCAATAAAATTACTAATCGTTTTTATAATATTTTAAAAGTATTAAATAATATCGATTATGACAAATATGAAATTACTGGATTTTTAAATTTACCTATACAATTATATTTTAAAAATCAAATCGAAGAAATTAATTCTATAATAATACAACAACAAATTGAAAATATATTAAATACTATTAAATTAATTAGTAATTACACTAAAAATAAAAATGAAAAAATTGATAATATAAAAAGTCAAAATATTCAAAAATGTATTAATTGGTGTATTAATAATAACATTCCCTATAATAAATATATTAACTCAAGTAACATTTTTATTAATGATAAACATAATTAATTATACCAAATCCGCTAATTCTTCGGGTTCTAAAACCCTTTCAGGAGATACCGCTTGTTGTCTTATTAATGTTGGTCGATTTAATGTTTGATTCACATTATGTGGAGGCCTTCTTATTGTATCATCTGTAAATCCTACTCCATTTGCATTCACAAATATATTATCTGGCAATGATCTTGTTCGTCTATTATTAACACTAGTTTCTCTAGCGGCAAGTAATGTTTGCGATATACCTCTAGTCATTGTTGGATGTAATGGTGTTCTATGTAAAGATTGTGTTACATCACTATTATCTAATCCTAATGAATTTCCAACATTAAATGCATCTATATTTGCTCCTATAAATTTAAATTGCCATTTTTTTTCTTTTTTACAATCCTTTGTCATTTTTTGTATTGTTGAATATGAATATTCTCTTGACATATTTTCATAACCGTCTGTAAATATAAATATTATTACATTACTTTTATTTTTATATTTATTCATTATTTTACCCATTGAATCTAACAATGCTGTTCCTCCTCCTGGATTATAACTTAATTTTGTAATATCAATATCACTTATATTTTCAAATTTTAGTTCATTAGATAAATTATCTGAAAATGTATAATATATAAAACTTGGTTCATTTTCTTCTCCATCTACTTTCATATTTTTCATTTCTTCTATACATTTATCTCTTGTTCCTATTGTATCATCTTTTGTAGCATACATTGAACCTGATTCATCTAACAAATATATAATAAAAGTTTTGTTATTATTTTCACTTTCAACAAAGGTAGACATCTTAATTATAATTATAAATAAATTAATTATAATTAATTCAATTTTTCTTTTTTTAAACATATTACGCTATTTTCATTTTTTCCTATTTTTAATTCACCTACTATCCTTCTTTGTAACATTGGAAATGGTATATTAATTTTTACTGCTACTCCTTCATCTATATATTTTTTAAATAATAAATACAATAATTGAACTGGTTCATATTTACACCCTAACTCAAAGTTTGTAAATTCTATTAATATATTTTTTACTTGTTCTTTTCTCTCTTCTATTGTTTTATATTCTACTTCTTTCTTTCTTTTTTCTTTTTTGATTTTTTTATTTGTAGGCATTATATTAATGTTATTAATAATTTTAAGTTATTTTAATTCAAATGTATAATTATCATTATCTTTATAAATTATATTATATTCTATTAATAATTTATCTATTAATTCATTTGTAGGTTTTTCTCCACTCTCCTTGTCTCTTCTTAATTCAAATTTTACACATATCAATTTTGGTCGTATTTTTGTATTTTTAATCATATAATTCAAGGATTCTACTTCCGCTCCTTCAATATTCAATTTTAATACATCTATAGTATTATGTGATAATTCTTTCATTATTTTGTCTATTGTTTTTACTTCTAATTTTATAGTTTCATTTGTATTTTGTAAATTATTTATACTTAAACTAACCCATTCTTTTTTTTTTGGTAGATAAAAATCTATCATTTTATTTTCATTATATAATCCACAAGGAATATACTTTATCTTATCAATATTTGCATTAGATTCTAAAATCATATCATTATATCTCATATCTCCTCCACCTAATTTATTGTTATATATTGGATTTATTTCTCCTAGATAAATTTTTCTACAATAATCATAATGTTCAATAGCTCTAGGTGTTGGGTCAAATATATAAATGTTTAAATTTTTTTTTCCTGATAAATAATATTCATATGAAATATCCTCTCCTGCTCCAAAACTATACATAATAGTATCTTCATTAAATTTCCAATATGGTAAATTTGCCCATCCTCCGTAATAAGTTATAAATGACATATAAATATATAAAATAATTAACCTTTATATATTAATCATTTGGATTTTGTGTATTCTCTCGAACCAAATATTGTTCTTCATATCTAGTTATTCTTCTTATTTCTCTATTAATATTATCATTTGCTATTGGTGGTATTCTTGTATATATATAATTATTAAATATAGGTCTTCTAATTGAACTTGAATTATTATTAGTTCTAAATAATTCATTGCTAGGTCTTCTTGAACTATTAGATTCTGGTGTGCTAGGTGGTGGTGGTGGGGGTCTTCTTACAGGTTCTCTACAATTAGGACAGGTATTATTATCAATCAACCAAGAATCTATACAATGTTTATGAAATTCATGTCCACAAGGTAATTTTTTTATATTTACAATTGTATCAACCAAACATATTGAACATTTATTAGGTTCTTCTTTTTTATATGTATTTACTACATTTAATCTAGAAGTGTTTCTCATACTTATTTTTGTATTTAAAAAATTTCTTCTCATCCCATTACAAGGACTTGTTACTGGTGAATCATAGTTTGGTAATTTTTCTTCATTTAATTCGGTTCTTCTTGCTAATCGTGATTGTCCAATCGCCATCATCTGAACTAAATCTAATGGTTTAAAACAAAATGTACCATATTCACCTCGACAAGATAAATCACCATAAAAAAGATTATTTTCAAAATTATTTATTTTATAATAATAATTACCACTAGGTAGAAAATCTCCTTTTGCATCAAACGTATTCTTACCTGTGCTAATTGTTGTCTTTATATTTTCTGTCATTAAACTATATTTTATCTATATATTTTTTTTTTAATAATTCTTTTCTACATTCTAATAAAGTTCTATAGTAAAACATTTTGTTATAACCTAACATATCCTCATACTTCTCCGATACCTTTTCAATACATTTTCCATATTTTACTAAATTTTTTAATTTTTTACTATTTGCAAAGCAAATTAATATTAATTTTGTTAATTCTTTATTTTCTAACATATTTGTGTATTTTTTATAATTTTTTTCTAATTTGAACCAAAATTTTATAGGAAAGACAAAGCATAAACCATCATCATCACCATATTGTAAATTACTACCCAAATAATTATGATTCTCACTAGAATTATATACTAACTTTTCTTCAACATTTCTGTTTATATATTTTACTATTTGTTTCATTATAACTATATCTAGAGCTTCTTTCAGTTTTAATGTATTGGTTCGTGTTTTTGTTGCTTCATAACAAAAGTAATTCGCCCATAATAATGCACCACCGTGTGAATTAATATAATATACTTTATTATTATGAATTAACATACACGCACCATGTGTAATATATTTATCTTTCTTATCATAACCATATCCTTCTAAACTCAAAAATATCATTATTGTTTTATTTTTTTCTTGACAGTATTCAATAAAACCAACCAAATCTTGTTCATATGTCACATATTTTCCATTCTCCTTTGTATAAAATACGCAATACATTTTTGACATATGTTCATTAAATATCTTTGTATTTATACAAGGAATTAATGTAGGTAATGTTACATACATACTTGCAATTTGAATGTTATTATTATATGATTCTGATATAGCAGTTACCAATTGTTGTGATTTATTATCGCACAATTCTCCTGAATTGAAATGCATTTTTTCCAAGTCTTTTAAAATTTTTTGCTTTGTATTAGTCATTCTGGTCGTTTTCATTTAATTTATAATAAATAATTTAAATAAAATAAATTCAATTTTTTTTAGAACTTTGTTTAATAACCATAACCTCCTGTATTAGTATTATTGGTAGTAGTATTATTGGTAGTAGTATTATTGGTAGTAGTATTATTGGTAGTAGTATTATTGGTAGTAGTATTATTGGTAGTAGTATTATTGGTAGTAGTATTATTGGTAGTA